TGGAGAGATGGCAACAACTTACAAGGTATTGGGTCAATCCAATCCCTCAGCCACGACTGCTACAACTCTGTATACCTGCCCTGCCTCAACACAAACGGTTATCTCAACCATCACAATTTGTAACCAAGCGGCAACTTCAGCGACATACAGAATTGCTGTTCGTCCAAACGGAGCGACACTCGCTCCTGAACACTATGTAGTGTACGACGCTACTATTCAAGCCAACACAACCGCGGCTTATACTTTAGGTGTAACTATCGATGCTTCAGATGTAGTAACAGTTTACGCATCAGCATCAACTATGTCATTTAACGCGTTCGGAAGCGAGATAGCATAATATGGCAATTACCACTAATGGTGGCGCTGGAGTCACCGCAGATGCAGTAGCAACCCTTAGCAATAAGACTCTTGAAGCACCAGTAATCAATAACGCAACTTTTACAGGCGCTCAGGCTGGTCTTGAAATTAAATTTGGTAACAACATTGTTCTTGAAGGAACAACTGACAACGCTTTTGAAATGACTCTTTCAGGCGGAGACCCAACGGCTGACCGTACTATTACCCTTCCTGATGTCACAGGTACAGTTGTAACAACTGGAAACTTGACAGCCATCACAACAGTTACAAGTGCAACCCTCACTAGCCCAACAATTACTGGCGCAGTATTCAACGATGGTTCAGTAGTATTTGAAGGCGCTACCGCAGATGCTTTTGAAACAACTCTAGCGGTAACAGACCCAACAGCCGATAGAACTATTACTTTTCCTGATGTAACTGGAACGGTAGTAACTACTGGCAACTTGTCAGCAATCACAACCTTGACTAGCCCAACAATTACTTCTCCGACGATTACTGGAGCGGTATTCAATGATGGCTCAGTTGTTTTTGAAGGTGCCACAGCCAATGATTTTGAAACAACTTTGGCTATTACCGACCCAACGGCTGACCGCACAATCACTTTCCCTGATTCAACAGGTACAGTTGCTCTAACTTCAGATATAACAATCACTTCTTCATCTAAGTTGTCTGCTTTTGCGGCAACAACATCTGCCGAACTTGCTGGAGTTATTTCCGATGAAACAGGCTCAGGCGCTCTAGTCCTTGGAACAAGCCCAGTTCTTACTACTCCAGTCTTGAAGTCTCCTGAAGAAAGATTGACTGTATCTGCAACAGCGGCTACTGGAACAGTAAACTTTGATGCACTTACTCAAGGTGTTCTTTACTACACAACAAACGCTTCAGGTAACTGGACTCTCAATGTTCGCGGAGATGGTTCAACTACGCTCAATGATTCTTTAGCCACAAACGATTCAATCACTATCGTTTTCTTGGCTACACAAGGTTCGACTGCATACTATTCAAACGCTTTCACGATTGACGGTACTTCAGTCACTCCTAAGTACATTACAGGTACAGCCTTTAGCGCTGGAAACGCATCCTCGATTGATTCTTATGTTTACACTATCATTAAGACAGGAAGCGCTACCTACACGGTACTAGCCTCACAAACTAAGTTCGCGTAAGGAGACGGCTCATGCCAATTATTGCTGGTCGCGCTTCTGCGGCGTATGGTGCTGGTTTTGGTGCTGTAACAACAATACCGTCTACCTTAGTTGGTTCTTATGATGCTTTGGCTAGTGTAACTGTTGGCTCGACAGCGGTATCAACAGTCAATTTTATAGGAATTCCGCTTGGTTACAATCATCTTCAAATTCGATATATGGTTAAAAGTTCAAGAAATCCTAACAACAATCCATTAGATGAATTAAATTTAAGAATGAATGGTAACTCAGGCAATCATTACACTCAGCATTGTCTTTTTGGAAATGGCGGTTCAGCACAATCAAACGCTGTTATAACACAAAATAATATGGAACTTGGTTCAGGTTTTATTGGTGATTTGGATAGCGGTTCACAATTTGGTATAGGCATTGTAGATATTTTAGATTATTCTTCAACTTCTAAAACAAAAGTTGTAAAAACATTTGGTGGAATTGATTTCAATGGCGTTGCGCTTGGTGCAGGTGGACGCGTTGGACAGGGTTCAGGAATTTTTAATCTAAATGCTCCAATTCAAAGTTTGACATTTTATGCAGAAAACGGAAATATAATTCAATACTCACAATTTGATTTATACGGAGTTAGATAATGCCTAGAAATACTTATGTTGAAATAGATAAAAAAACTGTTACTAGCGCGGTAGGAACTGTTGATTTTACCAACATTCCATCTACATATACAGATTTAGTATTAGTTTTTTCAGGTACAGCAGTTAGTAATGACACTTTGTACTATCAATTTAATAACGACACAACAGCACTTTACTCCGATACTTATTTATTCGGCGACGGAAGTGCTGGCTCGGGTCGCCACTCAAGTCAAAGTGGAATTTTTGGTGGTGGTGTTAATACAACAAAAAGCCAGCAAATTATCAATATAATGAATTATGCAAACACGACAACAAATAAATATACATTGCTTCGCGCTAACGCGGTGGGAATTGGCGCTACTTCATCGTTTGCAGGTATGTGGCGTTCAACAGCGGCTATTACTTCAATTCAGTTAAAAATTGGTGCTACCTTTGCTATCGGTTCTACTTTCTCATTGTATGGAATCAAATCATGGACGGCAGAAACAAGCCCTTTTGCAACTGGTGGTTATGTAACATCTGATGCAACTTATTGGTATCACACATTTACATCATCAGGAACTTTTACTCCTACCGCAACTCTTACTGCTGATGTATTAGTTGTTGCTGGTGGCGGTGGCGGAGGATATGACCGCGGTGGCGGTGGCGGTGGTGGTGGGTTAGTTTATGCTTCAAGCCAATCTCTAACTGGTGCTAAAACAGTTACCGTTGGGGCTGGTGGTGTTGGTTCAACATCAAACTCTGATAAAGGTACAAACGGCGGTAATACTTCATTTACTAATTTAACTACCGCAGTAGGCGGTGGCGGTGGCGGAACTTACAATGCAAGTAGTTCGGTTACTGAAGGAGCAAACGGTGGTTGTGGTGGTGGTGGTGCTTCATATCCTAACTCCAACCCAAGTTTTGCTGGAGGTACAGGCTCTCAAGGTGGTAATGGCGGTGCTGGTCGTGCTGTTTCAAGTATTGGTTACTGGCCAGGCGGTGGCGGTGGAATGGGTGGCGCAGGAGTAAGCGGTACTGCTGGTGAACAAGGAGCAACCCGTTCAGGCGGTTTGGGTGTAACTTATTTTGGAACTGAGTATTGTGCTGGAGGCGGAGCGGGAACAGAGGTTAATTTAACTCAGTTTGGTCTTGGCGGAGGTTCTTCCGCAGGAAATGGTTTTCAAACTAACAGACCTCTCCATGCACCTGTAAGCCGTGGTGGTGGCGGTGGCGGTGGCGGTGGTCAAGGTGGTAATGGTGGTTCAGGCGTTGTTATTGTTAGATACGCAAAGGCATAAAGGAGATTACTTATGGGTGCTAATTATGTTCTTTTAGAAAACTTAAGAGTTAGTTCTGAAGTTGCCACCGTTGTTTTTAATAACATTCCTCAAACTGGTTATACCGATTTAGTAATAAAAATTTCAGGTAGAACTGTTAGAACAGAAGTTCAAGATGGTTGTTATATGGTTGCTAATGGTATTAACTCCACAGGATTTAGAAACATAGAAGGAAACGGAACAAGTGCATCATCTGTGGCTTCGGCTAGTTACGGAGTAAACTGGGTCGCATATATGCCTGGGGGTAACTCTTCAAGTAGCGCTTTTGGAAATGCAGAGATTTATATTGCTCAATATAATGAAAGCGTACATAAATCAATTACTGCTGATTCAATTATGGAAAATGCAGATACCACTTTAAGTTATATGGCTCAAACAGCCGCCCTTTGGTCTAATACGGCATCAATTACCGAATTAAGTTTTGGATGTAATGCAAACTGGGCTATCGGTAGTGAATTTTCTTTATATGGAGTAGCCGCAGTTGGAACAACTCCCGAAATTCTTCCATTCGCAACTGGTGGCGATATTGTTGCTAATGATGGAACTTATTGGTATCACGCATTTTTAACTTCAGGAACATTTACGCCTCAGAAAACATTAAGTTGTGATGTCGTTGCTGTTGCAGGTGGCGGTGGCGGTGGCGGTGGTACTTTTACAAATGGTAACGGCGGTGGCGGTGGTGGTGCTGGTGGTTTAGTAAATTTCACATCTCAATCACTAACTGCAATACCGAATACAGTTTTAGTTGGTGCTGGCGGTGGCGGTGGTTTTAATGGTAGTGTTCAAGCCGCTGGTTTTAATGGCACCAATTCACAATTTGCTTCATTAACTGCCGCAGTCGGCGGTGGCGGTGGTGGTGCTGAGGCTTTCTTTAATAATGGCGCTAATGGTCGTGGTTCTAATGGTGGTTCAGGTGGAGGTAACTCTCAAAATCAATCAGTAGCCGAAGGAACAACAGGGCAAGGAAATAATGGTGGTCAAAACACTACTTCTTCAGCAGGTTCAGGTGGTGGCGGTGCTGGTGCTGTTGGTGGAAATACAAATGGTTCTACCCCAGGTGATGGTGGTGCTGGTGTAAATACATATTCTTCTTGGTTATCTGCAACAGGTACAGGCGTATCAGGTTTCATAGCAGGTGGCGGTGGTGGCGGAAAGTATAATAGTGGTGCTGGTGGTGCTGGAGGTTCAGGCGGTGGTGGTACTGGCGCATCTAGCGAAAACAGTAATAATACTGCTGGTACTGCTAACACAGGTGGCGGTGGTGGTGGCGCATCAAATACAAATACACCCCGTTTTGGTCGTGCTGGTGGTTCAGGCATTGTTATTGTCCGTTATCCGATGGTCTAAAGGAGAAAAAATATGTCACATTGGGCAGAAATAGATGAGAACAACATAGTTCTCCGTGTACTCGTTGGAAATAACAGCGAGGCAGATGAAGGCGAAGCCTTTATGAATTCACTTGGCGGTACTTGGGTCAAGACAAGTTACAACGCTAATATCCGTAAAAACTTTGCTGGGATAGGAATGATTTACGATGCAGAACGCGATGCGTTTATTGCACCTCAGCCATTCCCTTCTTGGATTCTCAACGAAGAAACTTGTCAATGGGAAGCCCCAGTTGCTTATCCAACTGACGGTATCATGTATACATGGGATGAAGAAACAACCGATTGGAAGGCTATCGTAAATGACTGATACACCTAAGAAACTTGTAGTAAATGTAGCCGATGGTACATCGGAATACATTGATTTAACACCTGCCGAAATTGCTCAGCGTGACCAAGAAGCGGCGGCTGTTGCTGAACAACAGGCAATTCGTGAGGCTGAAGCCCAAGCAAAAGAAGCGCTTAAGGCATCTGCTCGCGCAAAACTTGTTGCTGGTGAAACTCTTACAGAAGAAGAAGCGGCAGTTTTAGTAATTTAATTTCTGATTGACAGGAGCATAAAATGGCAGGTACAACAACAAAAGGTTTGCGTTACCCAACCGCGGGTGATAATCCTGCCGTTCATACGGACATTCTTAATCTTGCTACCGATGTCGATACTGAGTTAGATAATTACATCCTTGCATCTGCCCCATCATTTACTTCAACAGTAACTCTTGGGGCTGGTGCAGACATCATTTTTGAAGGCGCTACAAATGATGGTTTTGAAACTACATTAACAGCGGGTGACCCAACAGGTGACCGCATTATTACTTTACCTAATGCGACTGCTACTTTAGTTGGTGTCGATACTGCTCAAACTTTAACTAATAAGACTCTCACATCCCCAACAATCAATAACGCTACTTTTACTGGTCAGCAAACAGGGCTTGAATTGGCTTTTTCTCAAAACATTGTCTTTGAAGGTACAACAGCCAACGCTTTTGAATTGACCCTATCCGCTGGAGAACCAACTTCAGATGTGACAGTTACCCTTCCCGATGAAACAGATAAACTAGCAAACGAGAACTTTGTTCGAACATCTGTTCTAATGCTAGGCGGAATGTAATGACATTTACCTACTCGGGTGACCCAAGTACATCTACCCGTAACTATGTGCGTTTTCTTATTAGCGATACGACTTCAACAGATGCGCTTTTTAGCGATGAAGAGTTGAACTATGTAATTACTGAGTGGAGTGGAGACGCTTACAGCGCGGCGCGTGAATGTGCTGAAATCCTTATTGCTCGTTTTAGCCGTCTAGCCGATAGCAGTTCTAAGAGCGTCGGAGACATTTCTGTTTCAGAATCTTATTCATCCAAGATTCAACATTACAAAGAGTTGGCTGAAAGTCTATTGCGTAGACAAATGCGTAAATCACCACCTCGACCATTCGCAAACGCTCAAGGTCTGAAATCTACAAATGACAGAATTGTTGATGACTTCAATACTGACTTCTATGCTGGTATTCACGATAACCCTAACAATGTCTACGACCATCGTATAGTTGAATAGGGATAGCCAATGGATGCTATCTATAACAAAGTAGCAGAGTTCATGACGGACTCTGTGGTATTTACACCAAAGGCTTCAGTAGACAAATACAATAAAACTACTTTTGGTGCTTCTAATACAAATGTAACTGTTACTGGTCGTTTAATTTACGACACTACAAAATCTAAAGATGTTCAAGGTATCGAAGTTGTTGATATTGGACGATTCATCACAAAGGGTCCCGCGACATCAATCACGGTTGCTCATAGGATGGTCGTCGGGGCGGACACCTTTACGATAAATGCAGTAGACAACATCGCAGACGAAAACGGAGCGCATCACACCGTCATCAGATTTGGGCGTTAGTTATGGCGAAGGCGTCTTTCAAACTCGATTTATTCGGCGATAAAGAGTTAGTCAATGCTCTTAAGGCTGGTAAAGAAGATACCCCTCAAGCAATAGCCCAAGCGATTTATGAAGAAGCCAATGTTATTTTTGCTAAGTCTCAGGTTCTTGTTCCAGTAGATACTGGAGTTCTTCGTGGCTCAGGTGGAGTTTCCGCTCCACAAATGGGAAGTCAAGGTTATTTTGTAGACATTTTCTATGGTGGTCCCGCCGCGTCTTACGCTCTTTATGTCCATGAGATTATCGGCAACTATCACAATCCACCGACACAGGCTAAATATCTTGAGCAACCCGTCATGGAAGCGATGTCCACAATCCAGCAAAACATAAAGGGTAGAATTATCGACATCATACAGAAAGGGCATAGAGGCTAATGGCAACTATTCTTGAATCAGTAGGTGACTACCTACAAAATACTTCAAGCGCTTTTGGCGCTCATGCCAGTCAGGGAACTCTTGGAACATCTATCTTTCTTGGAACACTCCCTGAAACTCCCGATGCTTGCGTAGCCGTATACGAAAACGCTGGAAGTTCTCCAACATTTACTATGGGTTCAGGCGGTATCCAAATTGATTACCCAATGCTTCAAATTATTACTAGAGCGGGTCGAGAGGACTATCCAACCGCTAGAGATAAGGCAGAAGATATTCGCGTGTTGCTCGCGTCGGTGCTTGAAAAGACCGTCTCGGGGGTGCATATTATGAGGATTGAACCGATGGGTTCAGTAAACTTGTTAGGAGTAGACCCGAAGTACCGCCCACTAATCTCGGTGAATTTCCGATGCCTAGTGAGAATGTAAGCGAGGAGCCAACGGCTCCACAAGAGAGAGTGGTAGACCCGTATGGCAGAAACGCAACAACCGATGAATTCCAGCGATGCTGGAAATGTGACAGGCTCCTCTTCGAAAGCGCAACGCGCCCGTGGAGTATCCGCTGTCCCCGCTGTAAATCCAAAAATAAATCAGGATGAATTCGCCTCTGCTTTAGATGATTTAGTTGGCGTTTGGAAAGTACAAGAAGGTTGTTCAGTAGGAAGAATTACAAGAGAACTACCTGAACCTATACAGACTAAGTTCAAAGAAACACTTCGGAATGAAAAAGTTAATTCTGCTCGCTTAGTAGAAGTCTTAGCAACTTTTGGCATTACGGTAGGCTCTGATGTTATGCGTAGACATCGTAGAAGGCTACTTGGCAAAGATGGGTGTAAGTGTCCGAATGAGTCTTGATGATGCTTTAGATAATCTGCTTAAAACGAGCGAGATGAATTCAGTTCAAAAAACTGAACCTCGTCAAAGACAAGCAGAATGGTTGCCTGGGGTTACTTGGCAAGGCGAAGAAGGAGTTGTAACAACTCAACCAATGGAGGGTGATAATGCACCCGATTGGTCAGGAGTTCTTCGAATGTGGGGATTAGACCCCGAGCATTTTCAAGTAGTAGAACCAGTTCTTTTCAATGTATGGGGAGATACTTTAGGAGTTCTTAATCGCCAATGGAAGGGCAAAGTAGTTCGAAAAGGCAAACAAGAAGTTGCCGATATTAAAGCCTTAATTGAAGAGATAAAAAAACACAAACCCCGCGAGCGCAAACCAATTACAGGTGGGGCAAGCCTTGTCGTATGCGCCGCAGATTGGCAGACGGGTAAAAGAGATGGCGATGGTCTTAAAGGTTTAGTTGGTCGATGGCTCCAAGCAGTCGATGATGTTGAGTTTAGAATTAAAGAATTAAAAAAGATAGGTCGTCCGATTGATTCAATCACCGTTCTATGCCTAGGTGATTTAGTTGAAGGATGCGATGGTCACTACGACATTCAGACCTTTACAGTTGAGGTCGATAGAAGAGACCAAGTAAAGATTGCTCGTCGTCTCCTCAGAGATGCTCTTATCCGTTGGTCAAAGGT